TTTAAGATTTCGTACTGCTGGTACTGATAACACAAGTAGCACCTATGAAAGTGGTTCTCTTGCTAGAAGAACAAATGGTGCTGCAACTGACACTGGTGACGGCACTTCTGCAAATGTTGCTTATGTTGTTGGATACACAACAGCCGACAGAGTTGCTCTTTGTTTAGATATTTTAAGCCCAAAATTAGCACAAACCACTTATTATTCAGGAACAGCATTTGGTGCTAGTCCTGCTGGTTCAACAACTTTAGGTTCTTATGTAACAAATGGTGCTTTTCTAAACACAACTGTTTTTGATAGTGTAAGTTTTATTTCAACAGCAGGAAACATTACTGGTAGTTATTCCGTATTTGCGTATGCGAAATAGGAGTTATGAAAATGACAAAATCTGAAACAATTAAAATACAAGATGGCGACACAGTTATTGAATTAACTGGTGCAGACAAAGAAGCGTTTATTGCTGACAGAGAAGCAACAGCAGAATCTTTAGCACTACTTGAAGCCGAGTATAAAGCCAAGCGAGATGCAAGAGAATCTGCAATTACAAAACTTGGTGAAATAGCAGGACTCACAAAAGAAGAACTAGATGCAATCCTTTAACCACAAACAATTTTCTTTAGCTGCAATTGCTTTCCTAGCAGCTTGGCAAGCAACAGACTTTGCCCTTGATTACAGAGCTGTATTAGGTGCTGTTGTAGCTGCTTCAATGGGAGCTATGAACCCTAATGCCAAAACCAAGATTAAGTAAAGCAGCTGAGCAATTACGCTCTGAAATAAACGCCAAGTATCCTAAGCGAGATAAACGCTCAGACGGCTGGATAGGCGACACAGCACACAACGCACGTAAGTCAGACCACAACCCAGATAAACAAGGTTGGGTACGTGCTATAGATATTGACTCAGACCTTGTTAAAGGATCTAGTAAAGAGTCTTGGCTATTAGCCGAACAAATTAAGACAATTGCACTCAAAGGCGACAAAAGAGTCAGTTACATTATTCACCAACACCGAATAGCCTCACCACGTCAGAACTGGGCTTGGCGTGTTTACAAAGGTTCTAACCCTCACGTGTCACACCTTCATATATCCTTTACTAAATCGGGCGACCTTAACGGAAAGGTGTTTGGGATATGAGTAAACCTAAAGCAAAGAAAACAGTTATTGAATTACCAGATGTTATGGCTAGTGAACTTGTACGAATTATTAACACAGCTCACGAAGAAGGCAAACTAATTACAGGCTTTGTTTGTTGCCTTGAAATGTTTGACGGCAAAAAGAAAACAATTAAAATTGCAGCTAACCAAGATATGCCACAGCACTCAGTATTTGGCATTATCAACTATGCAGCTGAAAAATACCAATTTACTCTTGCACCTGACGAAGATGAAGATGACGATTTCTATGATCCAAATTGGTTTGACGGACAATGATAAACGAACTAATTGGCATTATTGGTTTACTTATTACAATTCTTGTTTTGACCATTAAAGCAACAGCAGAAATTACTAAAATGAAATCACAATTGTTTCCTAATGGTGGAAGTTCTTTGGCAGATAAAGTGACACGCCTACAGTTAGATGTTGTTAAAATTCGTAGTACTATAGATAGTATTAGTACAGAGTTAGGTAAACCTAAACGAAAGAGGTAACGTATTAAGCGTTACGTAATTATCTCAGATTTACAATATCCCTTTATTAAGAAATCGTACGTTGAAAGCCTTTTAGATTACATAGATTACGTTAAGCCAGACAAATTATTATGTGTTGGTGATGAGCTTGATGCACAAACCATATCTACTTATGCGCGTGGCACAGCCTTAGAGTTTGAAGGTTCGTTGCAAAAGAATATAATAGGTTTGAAGTCTTTACTCAAAGAATTCCGTAGTGCTCTTGGACGCAGTAAAGACTTCCAAATTTCTCGTAGTAATCACACAGCTACAATTGAACGTTACATATCAAAATTTGCCCCTGCGTTTTCAGTACTTGATGCAGTCAAAATAGAAAACCTTTTAGGTTACAACGATAAAGACATAAATGTTACATACAACAGATCATTAACTGAAGTTGCCAAAGGCGTTTTACTTGGTCACGGAGACGAGGGCAGGCTTTACAATCAAGCAGGTGCTACAGCTCTTGGACTTGCATTAAGAACTGGTAAATCCGTTATCTGCGGACATACGCATCGCGCCGGACTTTTACATCAAAGTTTTGGTTTTGGCGGAAACTTGTCAAAATTATTTGGAATGGAAGTTGGTCACCTTTGTGACACTAAATCTGAGGGTATGAAATACACAAAAGGTTACGCTAACTGGCAAGCAGGGTTTGGACTTCTTTATGAAAAAGAGGGACACGTTAAACCAGAATTAGTAACTTTTAACAAAGACGGTTCTTTTATAGCAGACGGCGAACTCTGGCACTAGCCGTTATCAAATTGTTATAATTCAATACTGTGTTTTGACACACCTTTGTTCTAGCCTCGTTCTAACAAAGGGGGCAATATGGATAAACAATGGTATCCAATATCTCATCTCTTGGCTCACGCATACCACACTATGGATTATTACCACAAAACTAGGTGCATATTTGAGCCGTGCGATTGTGAAAACAAGCTAGCGCAATTACAGGAATTTTACGGACTATTTATAGGAGTTAATTAAATGGATTATCTAAAGAACTACATAGAAGTAAAAGACAGAATACAAATGTTTTACGACAAATTCCCAGAGGGCACTTTGCATTTTGAATATAAAGGAGTCTTGGAATTCAATGGTGAAATTTATATTTATGGTAAAGCGTTTGCCTACCCTGATCGTGACAAAATGAATTACGCAAGTGGTTGGGCTTGGGAACGTGTACCAGCTAGAGGATTTGCTAAAGGCGCAGAAATGATGACCCTTGAAACAAGTGCTTGGGGTCGTGCAATTGCAGCTCTTGGAATTGCTGTCACAAAAGGTATTGCTAGTCGAGAGGAAGTGCAACGTAATATGAAGCCAGAAAATGACCCTTGGCAGACCCCACCAGATAGCCTTACAAAGCCCATAGAGGGCAAAATTAGCCAAGAAACTTCCATACAGGTATCTGGACAAGGGCAAGGCTTAGAAATGAGCCATTTTGGGAATTACAGGGTTGCTACAGAAAAGCAAATAAACTTCTTGCATAGTTTATGTAAGCGTGTTTATACTGACTGGGATAAAGACAAGCTACTGAAATATCTGCAATTCTTAAGTAAAGAGCAGGAGTTTGCAAAGTTAGAATTCGCCCCATACACCATTGTTAAAAATCAACTAGACAATCAACAGTTGCTTGCAGACAATCTTGGTGCGTGGTTAAGCGCTTCTAGACTTCCGTCATCTCACGAACAAAGTGAAATGGCAACAGCAGATTGGAAGACAGACCAATTTTAGAGATATTTTTAATCAACCCATATTTTAATGACGTTGAGCTACTACCAAGCGACTATCGGAAAATAGCCGTTTGTGAGTCGTCATTAAATCCAGAAGCCGTTAATCGAACAGGCAAGTACAGGGGCTTGTTTCAATTCGATTTGCGGAGTTGGGGTTATGTCGGGGGTACTGGAGATCCCGCAAGAGCTTCTGTTCGCGAACAACTCCTACGTGCGCAGAAGCTCGTTAAAAAGCAAGGATTTGCAAGAGCGTTTCCACAATGTTCAAAGAAAATGGGGGTTAAATAAGTGGAAGTATTTACAGCGTTTATTGGTGTGTTTCTGGTGTTGTTAGTGTTATTTATGCGACAATAATACTAAGGAAGGGGGGCAGAATGAAACCACAAGATCAGTACAGGTTTGAAAGAGCATTGAGAGCTTCAATTTCTCTAGACCTTAAAAATAGAGAAAAAGACTTTCAAAACAAAAATGATATGGAAGAAGCTAGAAAGATAGTAGAACAAAAACATTAAGTCAAGACAGGGGCAATAAATGGGAACACCATTAGGTAGAGAAGCTGTTATTAGTTTGTTGATAGGTGGAATACTTACGCTTGGCATTATGCAGATTTGGGAGTGGGTGAAAGCGTATGTTAGATCTAATATCAAGGTGCGTTAGTTGTGGTGGTTGGTGTTACGCAGCTAGTTATTGTAAGCATTGTATGAAAGCGATTAAATAATGCCTACATATATTTGGTGTAAAGTGTGTCATCAAATGATTGCTAAAGAGTTATTGCACGAAGATTGTGAACCTAAAGTGCTTGTAACACCTGCAAAGATAAAGAAACAAATGGGTATTAAAAATGGGTGAAACAATATATTTGCATTACCATTACGATTACGAGAACAGCAAAGAATGGGTATGTAAAGACGCTAAGTGTTATCAAAAGCGTTTAGAAGATAGAAAAAAATTAGAAGCATATCAAGAGCTTGTAGATCGTGATTTGTGTTGCAAAGACAATTTACAAATGATTGAAGACTCAATACAAGACCCACGTATTGACGATTACAGATAACAACTGATATAAGTACTACCTTGGTCGCTCGAGCCAAGTCTAAACCTCAAGTCGAGGGTTGGTTAATAGCCTACTCAAACAGCCGTCAGAGGGCTTCTCTTGTTCTGCCTATTTAGCAGACGTGTAACAATAACGAGAAGTTACGACATCACAAGCTACTAATAACGAGTCTCCTATTAGTGCAAATAAGTTTGTGATGATATGGCGAGACTAAGCCGAATAACAAATAAGGCTTCCGTTCGATAACCTGAAACCGCAGGGGTTCAAATGAGAATGGTTTACTAAGCCGTTCTCTGCCCTTCAACACACAAGGGTTCTTAACATATATAATGAACAATATATGAATAGTATTAAACGTAACGGATCAACAACACGTTGGAGAAAGATAAGAGTTGCAATACTCAGACGAGACAACAACACCTGCTACTACTGCGGAATACCTACAGCTACTACAGTCGATCATCTCACACCCGTCGAGCAAGGTGGCGACGATAACTTCAATAACCTCGTTAGTGCTTGCGCGAACTGCAACTACAGTAAAGGCAATCGAACAGAAGAACAGTACATCAAAGCAAGAAACAAAAAACACAGGAGCAAAATGAAGAACAATAACCGATTTTTTGAGCACGATAAGACAC